TTAGCTTTTAAATTGTTAGATATGCAACTATTGAGAGATGCTTATTTATTTTCTCATGGAGATACTTTAACAAAAATAAAGAACGAGCATTTATTTTCTGCCCATATTGGTGGTGGAACTGATATTGCTCAATGTATTTATAATGCTAAAAAAGTAGGTAGACCTGCAATTATAGTTACTGATGGTTGGGATGAAATTCCTAAAGATTGTTACTATAAAGATTGTTTTATATTAATTTTAGATTGTGGTAGAACTTCCGAATCTTTTTCTAAATTTGCAAAGAATAAACAAATCATATTTTATGATGGAGAATTTTCTGATGCAATAATAGCAGATGATGGATATAGAGGTAAATGTGTGATGTCTGCTAAACATTATCAAGCAGCATAATTATTAATTCGAGGTGGTCAGTTAAGTTGACCACCTCATTTTAAATTTTAAAAATGGCAAAAAATGAAAAAGTACCTTCCTACTATGTAGGTAAACACCATGGGTATGAAGCCCATAAAGTAATAGAAGATTATGAATTAACTTATAATATAGGTACAGCAGTAAGTTATCTTCTACGTAATACAAATAAACATGATACTCCTATTGAATGTTTAGAGAAAGCAATTGCTCATATTGAGTTTGAAATAGAGCGTATTAAGTTTGAAAGTGGTAATAAAGTAATTAGTGAATCTTCAACAATTGCTGGAGGATTAGCAGATACAGGACCAAGATCATGAATATTAATAAGAAACTTTATGAAAGAGTTAAAAAAATATTAACTCAATATCCTACAACTAGGGAAAATGACCATACTCTTATGGCAGTAATTTGGCATGAAGATATTACAACAGGTCCTGTTCGACCTAGTTCTGCTACAGGATTTATACAAGCATTATCAACAGGCACTTTAACCAATTGGGAAAGTGTCACCAGGGTAAGACGTAAAATTATGGAAGAAGATCCTAGTTTAAGGGGCCTTTCATATGTTATGAGAAAAAGCAAAGCTAAAGTTGTAAAAAAGCAAATTAAAGCTTGGCCTAGTAACATAAAATGATTATATTTGTTACCCGTTTTTATTAACTAATTAATTTATTAAACATATGGATAAAAGTAATCAAATACTTAGTGACATTGTTGTCTTCAATAAGTACGCAAAGTATTTACCAAATAAGAAAAGAAGAGAGACATGGAGTGAGATAG